GGTTGCGAATGTTGCGAGTAAATCGCATAACGCACCGCATCTAGTACGTCGTCATTCTCTTTCACTGGTTCGCCTGTCTTTTCGTTCCAGATGTATTGGTAGACTTCATCTTTGAACTTGCTGACCTTGTTTGATACAACAAAAAAACGCCCAGCTTTCATCAGCTTGGCTACTTCTTCAATACCAGACAATACCGCTTTATTAGCGTTGAATGTTCTTAATTGCTCTCTTTGAAATCTAGCAACGTGTTCAGGTCGTGCACTGTCTGCCCAGAACGTAATATTCCCGTATCGTTCCTTGATATTCTTAGCGAGGTCTACCCAAAAATCTATCTCTTTGTACTGATGAGCGTGTTCCTCTAACAGATAAGCTGAACCGCCAGATGTTTCTCCAATGACAACAATAGAGCCAAAGTGTTCATATCCCCAGTCAACACCAGCATAGACTTTAGTGATATCTTCTGGTACGTTATCTACAACCATATTCTCGCTAAAATCACGATAGACGACGCCCTCACCAGTCACCCACAGACCAAGAATATCTCGGTCATAAAATACACCAGCTGGTGTCGCATTCTTGATATTCTCTCGGTATCTGTCAGACATGAATGTATTATCATCTAACTTAAAATGAAAGTCGATGATCATATCGTCTCCAGAGTTGATATAATCCCGTCTGAGCCAGTGTGTCGGGATGTCTGGGTTGCTATCCCAAACAATCCTAGCACCCTCTCCTGAGCAACGTGAGATGATTTCCTTGAATACTTGTTCGTTAGCAAGAGATGCCTCGTTTACATAAGCTCCAAAAGCAGTAAAACCACGGGCGCGTTTTAAACCAGATATAGAACCGGTGTAGACTTGAACTACCTTGACACCGCAAAGGGTAAAAGCTCCGTGCTTATCGTATTTAGGTTCAATATCAAACATGTTATACAGCTCCTGAATGATATTGTTTTGTATCGATGTTGAAGATGTTCCAGCTAAGATATACATCGGCTCATCTATGTTTAATCTATCCGCTGTTTCTCTCACTCGTGCAATCTCATTCATGAAGACCATGTTGTTTAGAACAGTTTTACCTGAACGTTTTGCACCATGGAGACCACAGATAAAAAAATCATCATTCAATACTCGTGTAAGCACTTCTTCTTGTCGCTTTGTAAATTTATTTGTCATCAAAAGCACCTCTCAAAGCCTTGGCGAAGTCTATCAATTTATCGTCTTGTTCATTATCCACACCGATTTGTGATTTAAGTTTTTCGATTTCAAGTTCTAGTTTCTCAGCTTGTTTAGCAGTCGGATAACGCTTCAATATTTCAGCTATCGCTTTAATAACTGTGTTATTATCTGCCTTTTTCGTAACTCTATCCACCTCACCAGTGACAGGGTTCATCATCAAAAACTTCCTCAAGTCGCTGGCCTCTTGCGATGTCTGAGAGAATTGAAAGAGCCTCTTTAGCACTCAAAATATTTTCATCATGCATTTTTTCAGTTTCGGTTTGTATAAACGTTTTAATGCTTGCATTTTCTAGCAATTTACTAGCAGTTGTTTTAGCATACGCTTCACTATAACCAGCGAATATTGCGGATTGATAGACATTACCAGTCCTCAAATACTCGCTTGCAAACATCTTTTGTCTTTGGTTTAACCCAATGTCCATCACCACCTTTCAAACAATCAAAAAAAGCCACACGATGTGCGACCTTTTCAAGACCTCTCACAGGCTTTGCAGGAATCGAACCCGCGATAACAGTTTTGGAGACTGTTGTGTTACCGCTACACTAAAAGCCTTTTTTTAAATGCAAGACGACTACTACCTTGCGTGTGTATTAAATTTTGACTTCTTTTTTATTTTTTGTAGTCTTTACAACCTCTGAGGGAATCAAACCCTCTAGCTTATAACTTACCTAGGATATAAGTAGCTACGCAACCATGCGAGGTTCGGTCGCTTCTGCAACCATTTTTAAGTTAATGAGTGATATATGAATGCTAAGCCTACTGCCTACCCCATTCTGGGACACAAACACTCAAATGACAGCAGCTGGAATCGAACCAACTGGTCTAGCAGTAAAACGCACGTTTGGTAAAAGTTTCAAGGAGACCCAAACAACCTGCTAACCTGTCCTTACTGTCTAAGAGACCGAAGCCTCGGAAAAATATAATAAAGTATAAAGGAGACGTCAATTGACCTATCACTTGACAATACTATTTTACCATGTAAAATAAGCCATTTCCTAGCAATTTACTTGCAAATATCTCCCAAAAATTTACGAAAGACAATCAGCTTACCTTTTCGATAGGCTTCCGCAAATTCCAAAGCACCTCTACTAAGCATGCGATAGAACTCACTTTCAGAATAGCCTAAGTCCATATAGATAGCCTTGTCTGATAATTGGATTTTCATATCCATGTACTTCTTTGCTATAACCTGCCGAACGTATGGATCCATAATGCAGTTCACAGCTCTCTCAATTTCCAAAACCTCTGCCTCTGCATCCACATGTTCGATAACCATATTCTCAGTGGCTGTGTTCTTACCAGTAAACGTCTTTGGTTCAAATGAGTAGGTCGTTGTAATTTTAGGCAAATACTCAGCGCCTGCCATTCGGACATACGAGCGATAACTCTCTAGAACGTCATATACATTTTTTTTGGTAAATTGCACGTCAACGCTTTTTAATAACCTCACAACATCGCTCCTTTATGATATAATATTTTTAGCGAACATATCACAAAGGAGTCAGCTGTGCTGGCTTTTTTCTTGCTTTGTTCCGTTTTTATATGTATACTGTATGTATACAAAATAAAGGAGAAACAAATGAATACTGTTAAAACTCGTAAGGTTGGGAACTCTGTCACTGTGACCATTCCCAAAACACTCAATGTTCCAGAAGGTCAGGAAATGTTTGTCTACAAGGGTGTAGATAATGTCATTGTCCTAGCTCCAAAAATTCCAGACCCATTTAGCGGCGATGCAGACCTACGCATGGAAGATGACTTTGAAGGGGTAAAATTCCTTGACAGCGAAATATGATTACATTCCAGAAAAACAGGACATCATCTGGATTGACTTCGACCCGTCTGTTGGACGTGAGATTCAGAAACGCCGTCCTGCTATTGTCGTCTCGCGTAGAGAATATTCGGAGCGGACGGGATTTGTTGCTGTATGCCCTATTACACACGGTCAAAGCAGACTAGAAGAACAAGGCCTGCTCGTTCCTGTGCGTTCCAATAAGGTAGATGGCTCTGTCAATCCACTCCAACTCTATACTTTTGACTTTAGAGAGCGAAAGGCTCAAAAAATCACAACCATGGATACAACCAGTTTTCAGAAGGTTGTCCAACTCTACAACTTCATCTTTGAAGCCTAGTCCTTATGGATTGGGCTTTTTTAGTTCTTCTCTAATTCCTCAATCAACCAATCAAGGTTCTTACGTGCTTTCTTCAGGTCTTCCAGACCGTTTTTCTTTTGAAACCGTAACATATACTTGATTGCGTTGCCCCAAAAGAAAGCAGACGCTCCGGAAAGGTTCCCAACGAAGTTATGCACAACATCGATAGCCTCAAGACCGTTTGCACCTTGGTAGTGGCTTGGTTTGTTTATATTGTCAATTATTTCTGGGTTCATTCCTTATCCTCCAAAAGTTCTGGGTTTTCGTAGATATTGCCAATGACTTCATAATTCTTGCGAATATCTTCATAGTCCATAGCTTGAAACCATTCATCATCATAACTAGAATTAAGGTGAAACCCGATATTTTTTATTTTATATCCAAAATCTTCCTCATAAATCCATTTACCAAATTTGACTACGCTGGGCATTCCACTATTCCTAGAAACCACATCCTCCTCGAAAATCTCCACCCCGTTCTTATCCTTGAGTCCTGTTGATTGCATGAGGATCAATTCTGACTTTTCGATAGGAATAAGAAGTTTGGAGTCCGATGTTGGTTTTTCCATGTTGCAAATCAAGCCGTTATCTGTGATAAAAAAATGTTCTACGAATTTCTTTTCTACGCTATCCCACACTCTAAATTTTGGTGTCATGCCAAATACTCCTCCTTCACAAAGCTGCCATCAATCCAACGCCCCTTGCGATCTTTGATTTCTTGGTATGCCAGTTCAAAACACTCTTCAAAATCATAACCTAGCGACTTGCTGATTGATTTTAGATGACCAATCAATAGAGTCAATGATTTTATACGTAAGGTCATAAGTTTCAGATGTTGTTCTGTTTGAATGTTGCTAATACATGTATTTGCGTACGCGAATGATGTCATAATATCGTTCTTTCTAACATTCTTCGACTCTTCAAAAATACTATCCAAATCCACTTTGCTCAACAATCCCAGACCGACAATCACGACTGCGCAATCTCCAATGCTATCCTTGGTCAGCTTCTCATTCTTCTTGAGATAGCCTGCGCACAACTCACCGAACTCTTCGCTAAGTTTTAATGACTGCTTGTCTAGTCGTCCACCGTTTTCTAAATCACGGTCAATAAACCATTGTTTGACTTTTTCTAGTGTGTTCATAGTAGTACCTCATCCCCAACTTTCACTTTCTCATACACGTCCTTCGTAACCACGAACACCCCGTAATCACGAATGGTAAGCGTATATAGCTTGCCGTGTCGTCCTTTCTCGACGACTTTACCGAAAATCTCAGCGCCTGCGTTATCTGCCTTGTAAATAACCATAGGCTTCTTCTTTTCTAGTTCTGCAATCCTGTCCATCTGCCAGATGTTTAGTCCAGCAGATAGCAGAATCCAAATTGAGATAAAACGTTTCAATCTGTGACCTCTCTTCCACTTTCCGTCTCAATTCTTTATTCTTTTTCTTCAACAAATCGCGCTCCAGCGCTCTAATCCGTCTCTTGCGTGCATCGCACGGTTTCGAATACTCGATTATCTTCTCTTCATTTTGCTCAATTGTACGTTTCAGTCCTTCGATTACTACCTGTTTATCGTAATTCATCGTCTAAAAATCTTTCAATAGCTTCTCTATAGGAGACTTCCACCATACCGTCTAAGTCGTTCAGGGCTTCAATATAGTCTGGACGCCCTTGCCCATACTGCTTTTTCAAAAACTCAACAAAGAGATGAATTTCCTGATAGGTTACTCCAATCATATTTCTATCCTCCTATCAAATCCCATCAACTATCCTCTGCAATATCTCGTGATATTCGTAAATCTCCAGCTCAATCCTATAATTCTTATTTCCGGACTTGCCACCGTGCATGAACTCAGTCGATACTATCACATTGTAGTTATCATCTGTCCAAATCTTAGCGTCCGTCAAACCATCAAACAAAGCCTTGCTTGTAGGCGACCAGTTCGGCGGATCATATTTCCGATTTGTCGGAGGATATATCCGAACCTTAACCTTGCAAGGCTTGTCCTCGCGGTAAGGCAATCCAAAGTAATCTCTCAGTACATTGTTGCCCTCATATGCAGCTAACTGCCTTAAAAACTTAGTGATTTTAGCCTTTTGATGAAAGTGCGGTCTATCATTTGAGTTAATCATCTGCTTCCTGTTCAACTCAAATTTAAGAATCAATCTCTCCTGCATTCAACCTCCCTAGCCATCTAGCTTTTTCCACGCTTGCTATTGCAAGAATGTCATTAGCTAAATCAAAGACTGTGTACCAATCCAGAACTCCTAACAAGTCCTTGTGTTCCTTTAGTTCATCAACTAAGCTTTCCAGTCGTTCCAATGGGTTACTTTCATACCCCAACAGATACCCAACGCTTACCCCGAAGTAGTCAGCTAATTGTTTTACTTTTTCTGGTTTAATTTGGCTTTCTCCGTTTTCCCAGCGTGATAGAGTCTTTTCTGATATGCTCATTTCTTTTGCTATTTCCTTTTGAGATAGCTTTTTTTCTTGTCTTAATTCTTTTAGTCTGTTCATAGAAACACCTATTTAAAATGGCAAATCATCATCCGAAATATCCATCGGATTTGAATTTCTCGCAAAATTAGGTGCTTGCTGGTCGTGGTTATCAACTACTGGTTGACTACCATCTTTCTTAAATTCCATCAGCTGGAAATTCTCAGCAACCACTTCTGTCACATAGACACGTTGTCCTTGTTGGTTATCATAAGTCCGAGTCTGAATGCGTCCAGTGATTCCAATCAAAGCGCCTTTCTTAGCCCAGTTAGCAAGATTTTCAGCCTGCTTGCGCCACATAACGCAATTGATAAAATCAGCTTCACGCTCTCCATTCTCGCTTTTAAATGTGCGATTTACTACAAGAGTAAACGTAGCGACTGCCACATTTGATTGTGTGTAGCGTAATTCTGCGTCTTTGGTCAAACGACCAACTAATACGACATTATTTATCATTTTCTAGTTTCCTTTCAATTTAGCAAGTAACATATCCGCATCTTCAATCTGCGACTGCTTAATCATCTTATAATCGACCACTCCAAGATGGTTCAAGAACCATTTAACGATAGAGCCATCCTCTTTGCCTTTTTCAACAGAAATAGCAGCAATTTCTTTCAAGTAGTAGTTTGCTTTTTCAACTGAGATAACTGGGTCATTAGCTTTTTTAGCTTGTTGATTTTCAGCTTCGTTCATATCACTTGGATATTCGTCAACATCTTTCTCTCCGATTCCAAACAACCCCTGTAGTGCATATTTGCGAGCATAAGAACTAACCGCTCCTGTCCATTGTGGTACTTGCATTTGCTGGTTTCCTGTTTTAAACACAGGAACCTTATCCAATTCCGCAAAACCAACTGACTGAAATTGTTTATCTCCGTTTGATACAATAGCGGTTGATTTTACAAAAATACGTTCCCCTACACCAAACAAATCGTCTGATACAGTCAATTCCCAGTCGGTATTGATTTCTTTAAATTTTGTATAAATATCCTCAGCATTTCGGAAAGCGTAATTTACACCTTGTTTTTTCTTTTTTTCTAGTTGCATTCTCTTTTGCAATTCTGAAAAAGCTAATTTTGTCATATCCTAACTCCTATCTGATACTCAAGTTTTTTATGCTCAACCAAACTTGCACCAATGATTTCAAGTCCCTTCTTCAAGTCCTCTTTCAAGCGTTTCTTATCCGCTTTCCAAGTTGCTACCTTGTAATATTCTGGCAAGACTGTTTCGTCTACCTCCACGGCTTGAGATTTTCTAAATGATACCTTGAAAAGTGGTGTGTCAACACGTTCATGCCCTGTCAGGCTCATGCTTGCTGAAAGTGTATCTTTCAAGTGTTCTTTCTTCTTCTCGTCTGCCTTGTTTAGCTCCATCAAGCGCTTAATTTCATTCTTACGAGCCTCAACGTCCGCTTCAAGGTTCTTCATGACCTTGATATAGTTTTCTACCTTGGTTTCATACTCAATTTCCCAATCAATGGAATCCAAGGTGTCTAGTTTTGTTTCTTCGTCCAACTCCAAGTTGTAAACATCAAGAAATTGTCCTGTCAATTCGTAAAGTGTTGCCATCGTTTCTCTCCTATGCCCCTCATTATTCATATTTGGGGTCTATTTCCGTTTTTTATTCTTCGTTCGATAATTTATATACCTGCTTCTTAAAATCGCATACAGGCGATTTTAGAGCCTTCTAAAAGCTCATCTTCTTCCTTTCGTCTTCTTTAAATTCCAATTTTCACGTTTTAAGCGTCGATTTTCGTTTTGCAATTTCAAAATAATATCCTGTTGGTCGTTGATGATTTCTCCGAGTTCTCGGCCAAGATGAAGATATTCAGCTCGCCAGTTGTCGATTTCTTCGTGTAGCTCCTGAATCATACTTCATCCCCCACGTATCGATACTGCCCACAGCCAACATAGATGTACTGGCTTGGGTCAAGTTCCTCACGTTCTTCAGGCGGTTGCATTATATCTCTGTCGTAATCAAACATGAGCATACACCTTTCCAAGTTCCAGCACTCGTTTCACATATCTAGCCTTTGATGTTAGCCCAAGATCCAGCAATTCGTTTTTTTCTTCATGATTGGCCAAAAGCCATACACGGTTTTCAAGTTCAATTCTAGTCATTAGCGTCTCCTTTGCTCTACCCCAAATACTTTTCATAGCGTGATCTTCGTGGTTCTGGCAAGGCTAGAGGCTCAGGGCGCAATCCTTGAGGCGGTTCGTTGTCGTAGGTGAAGCCTTTGAACTCTCTGCGGATATTCTTGCGGATTTCTTGTCGCTGTGCCTCTCTACCACGTTCGTATGCTTGGTTGTAACCTTGGATAATCATAGACGCAAATTCTTGCTCTTCTCGTCTTTCTTCTTCCTTCTGGCGGATTTTCTCCTCTTCCTGCTTATCCATCTGATGAGCTAGAAGCCCTGCACCGATAAATCCTAAAATCACTGCACCAGTTCCTAAAAGCTGGCTAACTAATGGTGGTTCAAACATTATTCTTCCTCTTCATCATCTTCTTCTGCCATATTCTGCTTAATCGCCTCACTTGGGCTCATGCCATCCAATACATCCTTGATGACATGTGAGATGTCGTGGGTTACTTTCAACGGCTTTTCTAACTCATTAGGTAGCCCCAAAAGTTTTGTAGTTAGCAATCCAAGCGTAGATAATTTATGTAGCTTTTTTTGTAACTGTTCAATGCGTTCAATTTTTTCCTGTTGCGCTTTGATAATTTGGTCTTTGTTAATCATTGTTTTTCTCCTGTGGATAACTCAGTTATCCCTTTCTTTTATTTAGATTAGTAGTAGTTTGTTGTAAAGTTAGTAGTTATTATTCTGCTATCGTGTCATCTTAACGGTTTTAGACATTTCTTTCTTCCATGATTGACTGCCTCGATATTGCAGATAAGCATCAAAACCTTTGATTGTGACAAGCTGACCATCGTTTCTAAGGTATTTTTGTTGACTAGGTAATTTTTTCATCTCTCGCCTCATATCTCCCGCTTGTCGTTTTGAACATCCAAAGATGTGCTCTAGTTCTTCATCGTTTGCAGAAATCTTCTCGATGATCACGTCTTTAATTCTCACGATTTGAACTGTTTCCATTTTTGCTCCTTTCGTGGTATAATTTTCTTGAATAATTTTGTCATGCGCCTGATTGCCGTCAGGTGCTTTTTTGCTATCTCCTTTTCTGCTATAATGAAACCAGAAAGGAGGTAATATTATGACTGAAATTCACGCATGTCTTTGCGGAAATTGGGTGAACCTATCAGCCGACGACGATTGTGTAATGGGACCAAATATGGCTAGTCCTTACATTTGGTGGGAAGAAAATGCAGAACTCTACTCACCAATTTCTAAACCTGAAGCAAACTCGATGTACCATCAGGATTATATCTACATTCACTATCGTGGCGCTGACTATCGTATCCATCCAATGTTCATTCAAATCGTTTCTAGATAACTTTTTCTAGTCTGCTAGAAATGATTTCTAAATCTAAGTCGTCCAGTTTCAACTGGTCGGCTTTTTGATTTAAACGAGCTTCGATAGCTTGGTTAATTTCAAACCATTCTATTTTTGTAAATCGGCTCCTGAATTTTAGAAATTCCTTTACTGCTTCTTTCATACTGTCCTACTTTCCATCGCCCTGAGTTCTATCTCATGGCTGACTTGTCTAAATAGCTTCTCACACGCTATTTTAGCTTCTCTGTACGTTGTAGATTCGCTGATGAAGTGATCAGCAAGTTCAATGATTTTATCTTCCATTCAGACTCCTATATCAGCCTCAAGACTGATGTAATATCCTCCTAAATTGCTATAATATTCTTGACTAGGACCTCTCACCGTTTTAGTCAAAATTCCAATAGAAAGGAGGAGATAGTATGGCAAATACTCCAATAAAACCTGGAACAGATAATCAGAAACCTGGTCGCTATGTAGAGGTAGGACCTCGTGGCGGAAAAGTTACTAATGGTCATACCGCAACTATCGGAAAAGGTGATCGGCTCCCTCCGACATCTGCTAAAGGCAACGGTTGGAAAAAAGTCTAATCTTCGTTTGCGTACAATCGTTCAATGGTTGTACGCTTTTTCCATACACAAAAGCACATTCCCAAAAAATCAATTTGAATCCATGCTTCGGCGTAATCTTTCCCATTGCTGGCATAGTGAGTTATATAATGGTGAATCATTTTATTCCTTCCTCCTATTGAGTTACTTGAGAAGTATCATGAATGGCTTCATAGCTAAGACGCTTGAATTTTTCTAAGTCTATCTGAAAATTGATAGGCTTTTTTCTTTTCCCACTATACGGATATCGTCTTGGTCTCATTTCCTCACCTCCTAACTCGTATAAATCCCGCCATTTCTGGCAAAGGCTCGTAGTTCGTTCATCTTTCTTGTAAATTGGTAGTCGCTTGTAATCAACAACCGCTCTTTCAGCAAGCTAGACAATCCGTAATGTTTTTCTTCAAACTGTTCAATAATCTGCTGACGCTCTTTAATAGTCACTTGCTGACAAGGTGCGTCTAGACTCTGTGTCATTGCTAAATTTGAACGCATTGGTCTTCATGTTTCCTTTCGTTATTCTATCTACGAGGCTTTTCTCGTAAAGTTTCTCCAAGTGATTGCCCCCGTAGTTGGTTGTAATAATCGTGTTCGTCCTGTTTTCAAGTATCTGATACAGGACTTTTTGCATCCAGTTGTTCCCCTGCTTGATTTCATCGCCTACACTTGACTCTTTGCCAAGATCGTCCAAAATCAAGTAGTCCACTTTCTGCAAGAACTGGATAGTCCGTCTTTCTTCCCACTTGGAATCCTTGTATCTAAAAGCGTCTTTCATCCGTGAGAATAGTTCCATGGAGGGAATATAGACCACCGAGCGCTTCAACTGGAACTTCTGGAAACTCTCGTTCAGTGTCTTAGCAATTCCAATTGCTAGATGGCTCTTCCCAACTCCAGGCGAACCGCTGATAATCGTATTCCCTTCATATCGCTCTTTCACATAGTCAACCGTCACACGTTTAGCGAAATTGACCGCCTCAGCATCTTGGTCTGTGTGAATCTCAAAGCTGCCGATAGTCGCATTCTTCAAATCAGGCGGAATAATACTCTCCTTAGCAAACAAAGAGTAAGACCTTGTATTTCTAATTTGAGCCTCAGCTTGCGCCAGTTGCTCTCCTGCTTGACTGTGGATTTTCTCCTGTCCGCATTCAGGGCAATAAGTCAGCACATTCTGCGTGCAAGGGTTGACTGAGCGCCACATATAGACTCCCTCATGCTTGGGGCATTGGGTATTCAAGGTTTCAATCTGTAAAAATCTACCCTGCAATTCATCTCTTGATACTGCTCGCATAGCACCCTCCTAGAATCCCAGTCGTGGGTTGTAACCGTCGTCTGACAATCTTAACTCACTGCTTGGCTTCCCACTTGACCGCTTCGGTCTCTGTCTATTCTCTACCAACTCAGCAGTCACTAGACCTTTCTGTTTCCAGTCTCTCAAAATACTCTCAAGATACTTAAAGTAAGGTTTACCATTGCCCACACATTCCTTGATTGCTAACTTGATAACCTCTTTACTATGGTCTTGCAAGAAGTATTTCAAATCCTCAATCTCAAACGGTGTTGGGTATCTGCCAAACTCTGAAAAAATCCAATCGTGAACAATCCCCAAGTCATTTTCGGGTGCGTCCTCTATACTATATAGATTATTAGCACCAGCACCATCTGGTTCAGTAATTCTGTTTATGTAACTCTGATTAATGTAACTCTGATTAGAATCAAAGTTTTTTACTTCCGTAGGTAAAGAATTTTTACTTATGTGGTCAAAGTTTTTTACTTCCGTAGGTAAAGAATTTTTACTTATGTGGTCAAAGTTTTTTACTTCCGTAGGTAAAGAATTTTTACTTATGTAACTAGATAACCTATTTACATAAATCTTGTCGCTTTTGTTAAATTGCTTTTTTAATTCAATCAAGCCAAAATCAACTAATTCCTTTTTTCTCTTGATGATTGTAGGTTTTGATAACTGAACAAAATAATCTTTTTGTAGCTCTTCAATCGATAAATGAATATATGCTCCTTTTTCATCAATCCAGTTATTCTTCAAAGACAATTTAAGCCTATCTTTCATAATTGAATACAAAACTTTTGCTTCCATACTTAATTCTGAAAACGCTTTGTCTTTAATCAAAACAACTGGTATTTTTATGAAGTCAAGGAAATCTTCGATGTCGTCTTTTTGTATCACCATTCAACTAAATCACCTCCTATTTATAAAAATCCCCAGAAACTATACACTTGAAGTGTAGTTTTTCTCGAAAAAAATTTCATCCAGTGGAATATCAACTATACGACAGAAATCTATAGCTGTAGTTATTCTCATAGGTGTATCATATCTTTCATAATCCATGTATGTATTTCTAGAGATTCCTAATTTTTTAGCGATTTCCTCTTGAGTCATTCCTGTTTTTATTCTCGCCATTTTTAAGCTAATTTTTTGCACGCACTCACCCCCTTATCTTAATTCGTCTAAGCTGACTTCCAGTGCATCAGCGATTTTGCACATATTCGTCCACGACATCTCTTTCATCCTACCAGCCTTCAGATTTGAAAAATTAGATGGATGGACACCCGATTCCTTAGCTAAACGATACATCGACCAGCCTTTTATTTTTAATTGTTTTTCAATTTTATCCCACATCAAAAAAACACCATATGTTGTGCTTTTCAAGCACACTAAATCCTTTCTTATACAATATGTTGATAACCAAATACGTTTGGGTTATAATATATCTTGACTAGGACCTCTCACCGTTTTAGTCAAAATTCCAATAGAAAGGAGGTTCAAAAAATGAGTAAGCTTAGCCATAAGCCAAACCACGTTGTTAAGAAACTAACCTGGGAAAATCTCGATAATATTCTATTATCTTATTTTTCAGAGTCGACTACTGATAAACCTAGCGCAGTAATTCAGTTATCTGATTTTGAAATGTCTAAAGCTGAAATTATCGAAGAAGCAACTGCTCAAGGTTATCAAGTTATCGATAATTCTGATGGTTACTTAAAGTTTCTATAACGAATTTTAAAGATGATATATTTGTACGATTTACATCAATATCTCTTTTTAACTTAGCAATCTGTCTATCAGATTGCTTTTTTCTTTTCCCACTATACGGATATCGTCTTGGTCTCATTTTCTCACCCCCTTTCAAATGTGGTATAATCAAAATAAAACGATTGGAGAAAAAATATGTCATTTGATCTTTCTAAATTAAGCCTAGGCAGTCGCTTCGCAGGCAATTCAAAAGCATTTCAATGCCCTGTATGTTCAGGTTTCTCTTCCCATTTATGGACTTATAATCCTATTGATATCAATAGAGATTACAAAGAATCTATCAAATTTATTATAATTGCACAATGTCAGGCTTGTAATCAATTTTCTATTTGGATAACAAATGAAATCCAAATAACGTATGGCTCCAGGATAGTATTAAACACAAGCGATGCAACGTCGACATTAATTTTCCCAAATGTTGCCGAAGGAGTACCTAAACCTAATAATGATATGCCTGATGATGTGAAAGAAATCTATATTGAAGCTGGAGAAGTTCTAAATATATCGCCTAGAGCTTCTGCAGCTCTATCCCGTCTAGCTATTGAAAAGCTTGTTGCTCATTTAAACGCACAAGGTAAAGATTTAAATACCCAAATTGGAAGTCTTGTCTCTAAAGGAATGCCAATAGAAATCCAACAAATGCTAGACAGTGTTAGAGTAATAGGGAATAATGCTGTACATCCAGGTCAAATAGACATAAAAGATAACAAAGAGTTAGCTTTATCATTGTTAAGTTTTATCAACTTGATTGTAGATAATCGAATCACACAACCTAAAAAAATTCTAGACATATATAACCTATTACCTGATTCCTACCGAAATTCTATCGAAAGAAGAGATAATTAATCTTTCTCAAAGATTAATACATTTTCTTTGTCCCAATACTGAGTTACAACTCTAACCGGGTCATCTTCTGTCCCTTTCCCTCGTTTAAATGTAATTTTTATCAATTCAACAATTTCAACACTTTCCATTCCCTACTCCTTATCTTTTTTATCATATCGGTATTCCACTATCTTACGGATAGTGAAAGATACAATCACAAATCCTGCTAGGATTATCAATCCAACATTTTCATCCATTGCTTTTCACGGCAAATGATGGTACACTATCAAGTAGAGGTTGGGGCTTCTGCCCCTTTCTCTACTTTTTGTTTTGAAGCTTACGTTTGTGTTCTAAGATTTGTTTGTGCCACAAACGTGCTTCTCTGGTTAAGCCTAGTACCAAGATGACGGTTGCAGTGTCCTTGGTTGCTAGGCTTTTTATGATGTGTTCCATCATTCGCCTTACCTCCTGTTTTATTTTGCTCTTGG